AGCGTTGTCTTTGACCGCAATGGTTCCCGCGCCAGTTGCGCTATACCACAGCCCCTTTAAACGGGTACGCCCGTTGTAAGCCGTGGTAGAGCCATTTGCTGCACAGGTTGCGCCTTTAACGTCTGTCTGCATCATGGCGATGCCTCCTTATTAGACGTTCTGCTGACCGAGGTACGGATCGGTGACGTAGTACAGAATCTGACCACTGATCGAACCGCCGGTAGGAGCAGATGCGCCCTTACGACCGGTGATGTAAACCATCTCCGTAGCCGATAGGATGGCATTCATGGATGAACCTGCGGTGGCAGATGCCCAATCAAAAATCTGTTTGCCAGCATCGGCATCCGACTCATTCAGAATGGCTTGAGCCGAAGCAGAGCCAGTCGAATAAGTTGTAAAACCGATATCAAATGTGGGATTCGTGCCGCCAGTAGCTGCTGCATTTGCATTAATTTGCACAATGACAGCGCCAGCAGGAAGAATGACGGCAACGCCGCCAGAAGCGTTCAGCACGTTACCCGATGCCTGAGTTGCATCAAAGTAAAATTCGGCAACCATCAGACCGGTGCCGCAATATGCGGTACGGGTTTGATCGCCGCCACCCGAACGCCAGATGGATTGGGTAGTAGAGACTGCCATGTTGTCCTCTCATGCGAGTTAGGTGTAAGCGATCTGCATGACGTTAGCCGGGTCTATTCGCAAACACCTGTTTAAACCCCGGAATTACTACTTTATATACCAGAAAAAAGGGGGCGTAAAGCCCCCCTTTCCTTAGGCTCCGGGAGAGCCAAAGATGCCCAGCGGGTCGGATACGCCAAAGCTATAACGCTCACGAGCCTTATAACGGACGTTACCGGTGTCAAAGTCACCGTCCATACCGGTTTGCATCGGGGTACGAACAAAGTGCTTCAGACCGTTGGGGACATCAGTCATCAGGAACCAAGCGTTCGTGTCAGTCAGGTAGTGATTGACGCGATAGCCTTCCGGCACAGAGCCGTTGTTCTTGATTGCGTTGATGTCGTTGTCGTTGGTGCCGGCACGCAGTTCTGTTTCCAGCAGACGGGTCGCAACGAACTGAAGTGCCGGTGGCACAATCAGTTTCTTGGGACGCGCTGCGATCAGCAGACCACGTTCGTCAGTCCAAGCTGCGATCTGGATAACAGCATTTTCCAGCGAGGTCTCGTTCAGGTCAGCGCCTGTTGTCGGACGGTTGCTGTTGGTGCCACCAGAGATCAGCGGGTGAGCCGTGTTACACAGGGTCACGCCGTCGCCATAGGTAACTGCGGTGTTGAACGCATTGTTCAGCACGTAAGCTGCCTTGACTTGCTTGGTGTAAGCCATAGCGCGAGCCAGTGCTTTGGTGTAACGCTGCGACAGAGAGTCATAGAGGTTATCCTCAATTGCCTCTTCGGTCAGCGAGAAACCAAGAACGATGGTCTCGTGGTTGTATCGAGCAGACCAAGCTTCCTGCGCATTGTCGTATGCCATTGCGCTGCCCTCGTTTTTAACGGGAGCGGCACTAAAGCCAGACAGCTTGGCTTCCTCTTCAAAGCTACGCTCCGAAGTTTCGGTTTCGTAGATCTCTTTATGCTCTTCGCCATAGGTCTTGTACTCCAGACCGAACAGTGCGTTCAGACCGGGCAGAAGTTCCTTGAGCATTTGTGCGCGTGAAATTGCCATGATTTACTCTCCTTATACACCAGTGGTGCTGTTGTACTGGTGAGTATTGATCTTGACGATCAATTCCACAAACGCATCCGCGCTAAGGGCAGTGCCGGGAACAACGTCGATAACACGCACCGGAAGGGTGTTGGTGGTAGCGTCGCTGCCAGACAGTACTGCAACCTTAGAGTCACCAGTTGTTGTCGAACCAGTATTCTGGACCAGTGCCATGTTTGAACCGACTACAGCACGGCTCACACCAGTGGTGGTCACAGTAGTGCCAGACGAAACAACAGCAACTTTGAATGCAGCCATTGGGTCATCAATAACGTAACCCAGAGCAGCGTTAGAGCTAGTTGCTGACGATGCTGGGTAATACTGACCCTCAACAGGCTGACCAGAAGAGTTGACATAAGCACAACCGACCAGAACGCCGCAAGGAGTTGCATTGTCCGTGCCGGTATCGGCAACCAGATAGCCATTGCTGATCTTTACGGTATCGCCATAGAAAATGGCGGTAGCGTAGTTAGTTGCAATAGGAATCTGGCGAATCTGACCCGCATACGGCAAACCGTCAATACGATTGACAGCTTGTAGACCGTAAGGCGAGCTTACAGTGGGATAAGCCATTTGTTGCTCCTAAAAATTAACTAGATCTACCGAAAGTGACCTTTGAACGCTTCTCACTGAAGAGAGGCATCGCAGGATTACTTTCACGCATAAAGTTGTTGTCCACCGACTCCATAAACGCTTGCGTTTGTTCGACAAAGTGAGCGTTACGTTGTTCGACGAATTCAACAGGGGTTTTGCAAAGAAGCAGACCACCAATCTGGATGCCATCGGGAAAACGATTATCCGTTGACTTCAAGTGCATCATTCTTGGTTGTGTATGCGACTTTACAGGTTCCCAACCCTCGCGAAATTTGGAAGAAATGTTAACGGGATCATCACGATTGAGCGTGCTGATACGAATCCAGCGGAAGGCATAGCCATCCTCAGGATCAGGTTCCGGAAGCAGTTGAGGTGGGGTCCAACGCTTGGGCCTCAAGTCTTTTTCTTCACGGCTCTCAGTGTTACGTTTCTCTCGTTTTTGATCATCCATTTTGACTTCTCCTTAATCTCGCAGCCTCACGAGCGTATTGTTCCAGCGGAACTCCAAGCCGCTTGGCGATGTTGACTTCAGACGGCGTAAGCGTGATCTTCTTTGGCGCAACGCTACGTGTTGCTGAAGCAACGACATTTGATTTTGTAGGGCGCTGAGTAGGCGCATCAGCGGGTTCCTCGGACTCAAATTTATCCGGGAACACTTGGCGTAACCTAGCATTTAAGCGTCGGTAGTACTCGTCACTTTGAGGGTCAACGTAGTCGTCGTTAACAAGTTTGTCATGCACAGCTAGGGCAAACGCGGTCATTTCCTTGTCTTTACCCCACCAGTGAATATTTCGCTGTTTCCACCTTTCGGCTTTCTCATCGACTTCTTCTGGCTTCTGTGCAACCGTTGGGAAACTTTCTTCCGGCTCCTGTTCAGGGGCTGGTTTAAAGTTACTCAGTCGTTCGGCTTTAAACTTGGTGGATGTAAGATGGTCTTGTGCTTCCACAAGCGCATCTGAATCACCCGATTCATACGCTTCCTTGTACTTACGCTTTGCCTCATCAAGCTCTAGCGCAATCTGTTTCTTTGCCTGCTCAAGAAGAGCGTTTTGGCTAGTATTTACAGATCCTTTGAGTTTTTGATTTTCCTCAAAGTAGGCTTTAGCTATACGAATAGCCTCTTCCTTCTCGCGTAGCGCAGCTTCTTTAGCTCTGCGTTCGTCGTGATACCCCTTTGTAAACTCGCGAATCCTGTTACGGTCTCGCTTAGAGTACGTAGCAAGCTCGTCATCAGTCGGCTCCTCTGGAGGAGTTTTCATGGGTTCGCGCCCACGATCCTCTTCCGGGGTGTCGTCTACGACTTCAATTTCAAGGTCATCGTCACTTGCCATTTCGACGACCGGTTCAGGCTTGTCGCCAGCCTTGTCCAAATCCAGTGTTTCCATATATTCAGGCATAAACCCTCCTACGCACGGGAAATTCCGCGAGGATCTTGAACAACTGCTTCGACGCTGTCGTCATAGATCATCCGAAATTCTTTGCCATGAATCTTTATTCTTGTGCCCGTGTTGGGACGAACAAGAACAAAGTCGCCTATCTTGCAAGAAGGACCACTAGGGAACTTCTTTTCATCTTTATAAGCGTCTGGACCCATTTTCATTACGAAAAGCACTGGGGATAAAATCTCTTCGTAATGCATCGTGGTGCCAGCTTTTGCCAGACCGCTATCAAACTTCTCTTCAATCTCAGGTAAAGCGCACAAGAGATAAAAGGTGCTTGGGTCAGGCAGTTGACGCGCTTTCTCTCCCGCAGATTCAGGCAACGTCGTGGTTGTTTCTCCATCCTCACTCAAAAGGATTTCACTCATCGAATTTCTCCAGTTTACGCACAAGGTCTGTAGTTATCATTTGCGCAAACATCAGACCTTGAATCTGCCCGCACAAATACCTGTACTCGGCGTGATCTTTCGCTGCGCCGTCACAGATAGTCTTGGAAAGGGAATCGCCTCTTTCCTTGATCTGGTTAAGGAGATGCTGGAGTATCTTCTCCTCGTTTCCCATTATTTATTACTCCGTTTAAACAAGTCAACCTGAACTTTTTGATTTGCCAATTTTTCCTGCGATGCAATTCTTGCAAGATCAACTTCTTTCTGGTTGGCAATCCTCTGGGCTTCCAGTTGCAGTTTCGCCTGTGCAACCTGTGCATCCGATTGAGCTTTCTGGGCATCGATCTGGAGTTCTGCCTGTTGGATCTGAACCAGCGGGTCTTGCATTTGTTGCTGGGCTTGGGCTTGTTGGGCTTGAGCTTGGTTAAGCTGGAGAAGCTGTTGGGCACCTTGGGCGACCAACCGGGACAGTTGGACTTCCACATCCTCCGGCAGTTGCGCATCCGGGGCTGGGATAGGTACACCGACTTGTTCTTCGACCTTCTTGCGATAGCTAAAGGCTAGATGCTCGGCAATATGCGCCATTGCTGCCATCTGGATCTTTTGAGCCATCGGGTTTTGACCAATGACTTGCGCAATCATTGGGTCTTGCATGAATGCCATGTGGGCTGCGATGTGCGCCTCGTGGTCTTGGTAGATGAAGGCTTTTGTTGGTTTGCCGTTCAAGAAAGCCATGTTTTCCGAGATCGGGTCTTTTGGCTTTTGGTCGTCTTCGACCGGGACCAACTTCTCTGCGTTCTTGATCCCCAAGACTTCGATCATCTGCCGATGGAGGTTGGGGAGGTCGTAAATCTGGGGTGCGGTGGTGGCTAGTTGGATCACAGCTTGGTACTGCATGATCCGCTGCGCCATCGTGGAGGAGTTCGGGTCAGAAACCGGGATGACTTCAACGATGTCGTAATCCGACTGTTTTGCCATCCGATCCCCGGACTCAGGGTCGTACTCATATTCTGTCGGGGCGTAGTCCCGGATGATTTCTTTTAAGAGTTTAAACTCTTGTTTCATCGAGGCATGGACGCGAGCCTGAACGGCAGACATCATCTTTAGCTGGCGCTCCAGCAAAGCCAAAGTCGTGCCGACCGGCGCATTGGCGCTCATGTCGGAGATCTTCATCTCCCCGATGGAACCTAGTCTTCTGCCCTCTTCTGTGATTTGATTCAAAAGGGTCAAGAGAACCTGACTTGGCTCCTTGTAGGGAAGCGGCATGATGTTGTCACGCATTGCCCCACTGGGAATATCAATATCCCGCCATTCGCCCGGAGCAATCGGGGTGTCATCATCCTTGATCCTCATGCCACGGGTCTTTAGACCACCGGGCAGATTAGAGAGGGTTCCGGCATCCACCAATTGTCTGATCAGGGATGTCCCGGCACGGGCGTACCCGCCGATGATGTGGATTAGACCCAAACCATAGAAACCAAAGCCGGGGATGTAGCAATAATCCACGAAATGCTGGCGACTTTGCTTATTGGGGTCGTCCTCGTTCCAGTTTCTGTAGACCGACAAAACCTGATTGGTGCCTTGGTCTATGGTCACGACGTAAGGCAGGGCAATCCCGGTGTGTTCGCCGTCTTCATCTACATCCTCCAGACCTTCGATGTCCAGATAGGTGTGGATTTCCAGAATTCTGTAGCGGTCGTCGTCATTGGTTTTGTAGCCCTGTTGTTCGGCTTTTTTCTTCTCAATGTCCGACAGAATGTTCATCGGTTCGCCCAAGTCTACATCCCGGTAGAACCCGGAATACTGGAGCTTCTTGATCTCATTCTTGGTTTTGCGCATCACATGGGTGACACGTTCTGCGTTCTTTAGGGATGAGGTGCCGTAAGGGACGATGATGTCTTCGGCGGGGATGAAGGGTGCGGCAGGGATTTGCTTTTGGGTGTCTGGGTAGACCTTTTTAAACGCTGCCCCGGCAAGTCCCAAGGAATACAGGAGTCTTTCATGTTCCGGACGGTAGTCGGTCATCTTCTCCGTCAGGGTGTAATTCATGTCGGTGCGGACTCTCTCCGATGCTTCCTCTTTTTGCTTGGTTATCGCCCCGATGATCTCGGTCTTGACCGGACCTCCAGCAGGGAAGGTCTCCATAATCGATTCCGACTGAAACCTGATCGCGGCTTCGGTCAGGACGGTTGAGTAAACACCACACGCTCCAAATC